CAGGGCACCGAGGGCAGCCTCGTATGCCAGGATGCCGTCATCGAACAAGCCCAAAATCTGAGCAGCGGTCAGGTTCCTTCCGAACCCGCCAACCGCTTCCTCTTCCTGCTCTTGTCTTGCCTGAAGGATCGGGTCGGTGTCGGGGTCAGAAGTCCCTTCCTGTGAGGTCGGTGCCACAGGCACCTGTGACCAGTTCCCTGTCAGCATGAGGAGCCTGACATCGGAAGGGTCAACGAGACGAGATTCCCCCGTCTGCTTGTTCCAGATGCGAACCATTTCCTAATCTTACCTTCCCTGCGCCAGGCTATATCGTCGGTGGGCAGGAACGAGTCAGGGTCGTAGATGAACTCCCCGTTCACCCACAGCCACGCAAGTCGTCGGCCGTACTGGTCAATCTCCGGGAAGCGGTCATCGGGCACGAGCCAGACCGAACCGGGTGGAGCTTGCTGAAGTCGCTGGAATAGCTCCCGGTGAACGGTCTCGGCCTCTTCCGGTTGCAAGGAATACTCGGGGGCCCTGATGCCGAGCAGGCGAACACCGTAGACCTTCGGCTGCCGCTGGAACTCTCCGACCTGCACGTTAGGTCCGGGCAGGAGCTGCGGGCCGAAGGTGATGCCCTGATCGGAGTTCTGTGAGACCTCCAACGAGTCACCGTCTACAACGTCCCACACGTACGGCTGGAAACCCCCACGGTCCCGAGGGTGTCCGGTCGGTGGCGTGGGCGGTGCCCAATTCTCAGGCCAGGGACCGAAATCCTCAGAGAAAGCCTGTTCCCAAGTCGTCTTCCAAGCGAAACCTGGGTAGGCGTGTGCCATGTTGGCATAGCCCTCCCGAGCGGCGGTGATCTGCTCAGAGATGTTCGGGTCCTCTCGCACGTTGCGGTAGAACTGCGAAGCTACCCTCATCTCATCCTTCAAGCTGCGCACGTAGTCCACCCACAGGTCCGGGTAGTTGTCGTCACCGGGACTGAGCATCGCTATCTGAGCGAGTGAGTTGTCCTGAGCGGCGCTGCGGTACTCCGCCTCGGCCTGGTACCGACCGACCGTGATGGAGTGCAACGGGTTCTGCCGGTTCCGAGAGAGGCGCTGTTGGATAGCTTCGATCAGGTCCGTGCCCGTGTACGTCTCGTCGAGAGTGATCCCGAGCAGCCGGGCCTCCTCCGAGATTTCGGTGATGGGCACATCGAAGACGTACTCCCGCAGGTACGCAGGGAATCCGCCAGGTCCTGCAACGACGTTGTTGCTCCGCCACTGATCGTTCAGAGGGTCCCCGTCGTTGAGGTACGAAGCCTGGTCCGGTCGGTTCTCCGTGATCCAGCGCACCGCTTCCGAGTACACGTTGCGAGCCACCCGGTCCTGCACCACAAAGTAGTACCCCAGGGTGGACAGGAACACGTCCTTGGCCGGGCGTGGGATCAGCCACCCCGCCTTCTTGTACTCGGCAAACTTCTCGCTGCCCTCCTGCCCGGGAAAGTGCTGGAAGGGCGATGTGCCCTCCAGCTCGGGAATCTGGTCCACCTTCGCTACGTTCCAGGTCCACCCGCTCACGAGCTGTGCGGCCAGGCCGGGGTACTGAACGATAAGCAGGTCCCGCTCCTCCACCGGCAGGTCGTAGAATGCCTGACGGATCGCCCCAGCCGCTTCGCTGAGAGCTTCAGGGTCCTTGGGGTTGGCAGCCAGACGCTGGGCGTCCCGCTCGGAAAGGAGCTGCGGGAACTGCTTCCCAGCCTTGAGCCATATCTCCTCGATGTCCTCGTGGGTCGGGTCGGTGTTGAACCGGCTCGGGAGAACCTGCCGCAGCAGAGTCTTTTGCAACAGGGACTCGCCCGCCTCGCCCACAGCGTTGTACACGTACGCCTCCATCAGGTGCCCGATGAGGGCCTTCTCATCGAGGGACGTGTTCGCTCCGTACGCCAGCAGCTCGTCCCACGCCTCGGCCTGGCCCAGGGTGGCCTTGATGCTGCGCACGGCCTGGGTAGAGCCCTGCGTATCGCCGATCAGCTCCATGAGCCCCCACGGTGCGGGGATGGCACTGTTCCAGGGCGGGGGCAGGGCCGTAGAGCGCAGGTCGAGAGCGGCCATCGTGCGCAGGATCGAAGATATCCACCCACCCCCAACGAACCTCCCGGCAGGAGAGTCCGAACCGTACTCGGTGGTGGGCAAGAACGCCGGAAGCTCTTCGCTCATCCACTTGCTGAAGGCGCTCCAGTTCTCTTTGTCGGAGGTCGGATCGGGCACGAGGAAGTCGATGAACGACATCGGCAACATTCCCAAGCCGGGTATCAGAGAGAAGAAGGGGTTCTCTCCCTCATGCGGAAGGAAGGTGGCCGGGCCGAGGTCCACCCCCTCGATGTTGATGTCCTTTCCGAAGGGGATGCTCAACGGCCAGGGTAGACGGATGTTTATCTCCTGATTCTCCAGCTCCATATCCAGAGCCGCCACACGAGAGATGAGAGCTGTGGTCCTGTTCGGGAGCACACCCACCGGATAGTGCTTCATGGCCTGGTCGATCCAGCCAGAGATGCGGGGGTGATTAGCGCCGATGAAGTGCCCTCTCAGGACAGGCTTGGCGAAAACGTTCCGCATGTAATAGGCCCACATGTCGGCGTACGGTTTCCCGAACGGAGCGACGTGACGAGCCGCCATCCCGGCGGGAGAAGAGACGTGCCACTGGTACATGATGCGGTCGATGGCCCTGGTCGCAGTCTGGTCAGCGACGTGCTGCACGTACGACTCCGGTATGATCTTGGCCGCAAGCAGCCGTTCGTCGAGGAAGCCCGAGGCCACTCTGGACAAAGGCGTGGGAATTCCTATGCCTAGAGCGATGCGCTCCAGGTCGGCCGTGGGCACGATGTTGTACCCCTGCGACTCGAATAGACTCGTGAGGCGTTTCGTTTCCCTGGTCCGTTCGAGGGAAGCTATCAGCTCCTGTCGCCCAGCCTGGGGTTGCAGGAAGAGGTAGTCGAAGAACTCCGCTACGCCCTTGCCGGGATTCAACCGCTCGGGGTCCTTCGCCCATCCAGGTAGGGGACCCAGGTCGTCCAGCAGCCACTCGGGGACTCCAGCCGACCGGCCCATCTGCGCCGAGCTACCCACCGCCTCCGTCCATGCCTTTGAGGCCCGGGCCTTGTCCTTCGACCGACCCAACAGGAACTTCCACACGTTCTCGTACATTGCCAGTGCGTCCTCCTTCGTCATGGGACGAACGACTTTGCGAACGTGGTCCTGGACCAGTTCCTGCTTCATCCAGTTCGCAGAACTGTCCCACCACGCATCGAATCTCCCCTGACGAGAGGCAAGGAACCCGGTGTCTTCCAGGAAGAAGTCGGTCAGCTTGCGTCCTGCGTTCAGGTGCTCGAACGAACCGGGAGGGATGTTGATGAACGCCTCTCCTCCCGCTTGGAACAGAGACGCCTGCCGGGCCGAAACCTCTCGGGGAACGGACTCCCGAAAGCGGCGCAGCACGTCCTCGGCCTTTTGCCCAACTGGACCCAAGCTCACCTTGCCCGCCGTGATGCGGGAAAGGAAACCGTCAGTGGTGCGGCCTATCCGGGCCACGTCTCGCTCGATCCACGCACCTAGCCCCTTCACTCCGTAGTCGTGACCGATGCGATAGAACTCGTCTAGGTGGGCAACCATCGCAGTCGCCGGTCGGAGCACTTTGTCGTACATGAAGAAACGCCGTGCTATCTCGTACCACCGACCGACACCGTTCTGTGCCTTCACCCGCAGCCACTTGTTCCACGCCTCTGTGAAGGCACGAGTGAGTTGGTTCTTTCCTCGGGCTTGTCCACGCAAGATTCGGGTGTATAGCGTTCGGGCCACTTGCAGGTCGAGAGGAGACACCGGCAAGTTCACGCTCATGCCCTCAAAGTTCGGAGTGAGCACCCGCTTGATCGGTCCCGGAAGATCGGCTCCCGCCTTAGGGTCGATGCGCCGACTCCGACCCCGCCGCCAGGGAGCGTCTCCCCGCAGGACACCCCAGTTGATGGTCCCCGTCTTGTCGTCCAAAAGGCCGGGAATCTTCGCCAGCACCGGGTCCGTACGAACGTAGGCGTCGTACTCCTTCAACAGCATCTCTCCCAGCTTCCGTCGCCCGTCGAGGTCCTTCATGGACAGGACGTGTTGCTGCAACTTGGTAGAGGCGCTCTTCAGGGCTGGAGTCAGTTCCTTCAGCAAGTTCCGAGAACCGACCGACCCCGCTACGTTGCGAGCTTCGTGCCTGATGACAGACTGCATAAAACGAGCACCGTCCTGACTCACTGCGGTCGGAGTGTGGGTAGCAAGCCAATAGGAGTCGAGCTGTGGTTCCGCTTTCTGCGCAGCCTTGTAAAGAGCAAGCCCATCCCCCTTGTGTGCCTTGGTGGTAGTGATGGAAAAGTCGATGAGCTTGTCCGCAGCGTCGTAATCCAGACGAACAATTCCAACCATCTGCTCACTGCGAAAGAGGGGAACAGAGAGGGTTGCACCATCCTGACTCAAGGAGGGGGCACCAACACCGTCGGCACGACCTGGAGCTGCTATGGGCTCGAACTTGGCAATCTCTCCCGTAACGTGCTTCGCTGCATACTCTTCAGAGGACATGACCGCTTTCTCGCCCAGTGCTTTCACGTCTGCTGGAGAACGTCCATCTATTCGGGTCTTCATGTCCGTCAAGCCCCGATGCCGTCGCTGCAAGCGCAACAGATCGTCACCAGTCTGCCCCCCCGCAGCGATCTGGTTATCGAGGAAGCCGATGGCGGAGTCGATATCGTCGTACGACTGACCTCCGAGGCTGAAACCCTCGGCCAGAGGGCGCACGTCTCCCTCGGCCAGCTTCGAGAGCAAGGTTACGTCCTCGTGCAGTCGAGCGGTTTCCGTGCGCAGAACGTCCAACTCGTCGGAGTGCTGCGATACCACGGACAGAGCACCGTCCATGAACTTGTCATAGAAGGCATCGAACTTCGTGAGGTCCTCACCGTAGAGAGCAGCAAACATCTGCCCCACTTCGTCGGTGAAGGAAGCCCCGTACAACTCGACACTGGTACGGTTGGGGACGGCGGTAGTGAACCGTCGAGCCGTTGCCACCACGTCGTTCCCCGCATCGTCGAGAGTGGCTCGGATCACGTTGCCCATGTACTGGCCCCACATGAGGTTGTCCACGTTGCCCGGTCGGCCTCCGAGGAGGATCGCATCCGTGAAGATTTTCTTCACGTCCGCCTCGGCTCCGGTCTTCACGGCTTCGATGAAAGGCTTACGGAACTGGGGAGCCATCCACCCGACGGCCATCGCTCGGGAACGAGCACCCCGGCCGGTCATAGTCACTATGTCATCCATGACCTGTCGTCCCGAACGGCTCGCAACGAGAGCCATGACGTTCTCGGCCGACGAGAACTGGCGTAGGGCAGCAGCCCCCTTGGCAGGAGCGAAGAGCCAGGTTGTCGGGTCGAAGATGGTCATCAGGCCCAGGTCCACACCGAGCCCTAGAAAGGTGTCCTCCAAGCCCCACACAGCCGAGGGCTTAGCGTCGTACGTAGCAATCTCGTCCAAGATGTCTATGAACTTCCCGTCCCCGGCCATCGACCGCACATCCTCGTCGCTGACCAAGAGCCCTGCACCGATAGCGACACCGGCCGTGAGGCGACCCCAATCGTCGAGCAGATCGAGCACGCTGTAGTCCGTACGGAACTGGTTCTCTTTGAGTTGCTCGAAGAACACGTCCTCCTCCGACCCGAACGAGTCCTGCTGGAGCTGCTGTACCTCATCAAGGTTCTCCGGGTTGCCGAGGAAGCCCTGCAAGAGGAACGTCGATGCGAGCGTGTAGTCACCACCCGCTGCCTGGAGGAACAGGTCCTGCGCTTCGGGATCGAGGTCGGCGAACTGGATGTCGGTCATCGTGGCGAGGTTCTGTTGGTAACGGGCACTCTGGCGCTCGGCCAAGACTCTCCTCTGTTCGGACGTGGGCACTAGGGTTTCAGGACCCTGCACCAGACCAAGGGACGTAGCCTCCTCCAGGATGACTAGAGGGGTACCCATCGGCCCGAGAAAGGCACTGGCGGGAACTTTGTCGAGCTGCTCGAACATCTGTCCAAAGAACTCCCCCGCCCTCTTGAGGGGCACCATGAACAGGGGACTCTTTTTCGGGGCACCCGTGTCCTCGATGGACTTCCAGTAATCGGCCGACAGCTTGTCATACTCAAAGCGGAACGCCGCTGCGAGCCGTTCGTCCGGTGCGCCTGTGAGGGCGGGCTTGAACACTTGGCCGAAGAAGAACTCACCGAGGTTGGCCTTGGCATCATCGGCCCGCACGGCGTTGCGTGCGTTGGCAGCGGCCTGATCGAACATGCGTTGGCGCTGCGCTGCGATGGCTGAGTAGCCCTCGATACCGTTCTGTACGGTTTCGAGGATGTCCTCGTTCAAGAGGGCCAGGTCTGCCGGGTTGTACTGTACGAGAGCGGCGGGACCGGCACTCGCTCGGTTACGGACGTGGGTGTTGTCTACCCGAGCGGCGTAGTCCTGCATCGACCGCCGCAGTGGGTCCTCTCGCTCTCGTACGGAGGCCCAAGTCGGTCCCGGGTCCCAAGGCACCCGATCAACCAGGGCGTGACCATACTGCTCCACAACTGGTCGGGAACGTCCCAGCCGAGGCCGACGACTGGTGGTGGGAGGCACTAGACGGTCCTGGGGCGCTGTGCCGCAAGTTGGCGCAATAGGGCCGCTGCGATACGCCGCAGGTGTGGAGTCTGAGCGTACTGGGCGATGGCAGCCAGGCGTTGGACCTGCGTGAGTTGTGCCATCAGCTCCTCACTCCGAGGCACACCGGATGGTCCTCCACCTGGACCAACACTGAGTCCTTCCGTGATGGGTTCTTGTGACGGTGGTTGCCCTGCGAGGCGCTGCAACGGAGAACCCATGTTCAGACCCATCTGAGCACCAGCCGCAGCCACACGAGGCTGGCGGGCAGGTACGGCAGATGTACGTACACCCCCCGCCGAAGCCATCTGTTGAAGCTGCTGACGCTTGCCCTGCTCCGGGAAGCGGGTCCCCTGAAAGATGTCAGTCGGCATTAGGCCACCTGTCTCGGCCCAGCGAGCATCTGCTGGAGGGGAGGCAAAGCCACGCTGGGAGGGGCCTGTCGGCCGCTACCGGGAATCCCACCACGAGCGAGGGACTCCATCTGCTGCACGGCTTCCATACCGCCACCGCCATCCATTCCAGGGGGCAGGAGGCCCGAGCCCGGCGAAGGCCCGGCAGGCGCTTGCATGATCTTCATCAGACCCTCGATTGCATCGTCGATGGACACGTCCTCTTTCTCCAACTGCTTCAGGAATACGGCTGCGAACTGGAGGTTGCCTTGACTCGCCTGTTGCAACAGTCCGAGCATGATGGCCTTCCGAGTGTCCGCCCGAGCCCGACGCAGCTCCTCGACGGTCGGGTCCTGGAGGAAGGGCAACTGCTCCCGCACCGTCTCCACGGACAACACTTCGTTCGAGAGCCACATAGCCATACGCATCTCGGTCGAGGCGGGATCGGAACCGGCCCCGATTCCGTACGTCACGGTGACGTTGTAGTTGCCGTCCACGTCGCTCTCGGGGTTGTACTTGTCAGAGACTCGACCGCTCCGCTCGTCGCCGTAGATGGTCTTCTCCCCAGCGCAGTACTTCTCGTCGAAGGCGAGCAGGAAGCCCGAGACCTTCGAGAGCATTCGCTCGAACTGCTTGTGAGCGAGAGCGAGACGGGCGTCGATCTGGCCCATGCTCGCCTGAATAGCCCGACCGGATGCGATGGACGCACCGGGCTCCCCGTGGAGTTGCTGCGGCCACGCCGACTGCTGACGAGCCTCCTCAGACAGTCGGGCCACGAGGTCCTTCACGTCGAACTTGGACGTGCTCCCGATACGTTCCAACCGGGCATCGAAGGATCGAGCGTGAACGATCCCCGCAGGCCCGAAGTCTTGGGGGTTCAAGGTGTTGAACTCCAGCACGGGTGGGAACACGTCCTCCTCGGTCGCCATGATGGTGAGTGACATCAATCGGTGGACGGTGCGCATGACGTGCATGGCCTGATCGAAGAGACCACGCCGTTGCCCATCGAACGTGGGTCGCACGACTTCCACCACGGGCACGAAGCCCAGGAGGTTCGGTTCATCCACGAGGAGGATCACGCCGTCCTTGCGCTTCGCTCCCACGTCAGCGATGGCGAGCATGAACCTGTCATTCTGGTACCAGAACCACTCCTCCAAAAGCTCCCCCGACTTGCGAGGGAAACGCCCGGCGTACTCGGGGTAGGAAGTGGCGAACTCGGTGCGGGAGATTCGTCGAGCGACGAGGACTTCGGACACGTCTCCCTGCGGGTCTCGCAAGACGTACGTGTGGCGAGGGTCGAAGCGCATGACGTACGGATTGCGCTGTGCCGCTTCCTTGGTGAAGTCGGCCCACACACCGAAGGTCACGCTGCCGGTGCCGGAATAGTCTCCGCCGCCGAGAGCGAGCAGTTCCAGGATGTTGCTCTCCCCCCACAACTGCTCGATACGCCGCTCTCTCTTGCGAGCGGCCCTCTTGCCCACAGCTCTGTTCTCGACCACAGGCACGGGGCAACGCACGGTGGGGAGCACCGCTCCGAAGATCGAGGCCCAGTGCGAGATGCCCATCTCAATGATGTTCGCTACGGTGGGCGCTTCTCGGGTCTTGGTCAGGTCAGGCCACACCACGTCCCACTCACCGTTCACGATGAGCGTGACCTCCTGGACCCGGCTCTTCCACTGCCGGTGAATTTCAACGAGAAAGTCCCGACGAGACCGGAGGTCCATGCCTGGAGCTACAACGACGGGCACTGTTTGGCCGTATTCGACGGGAGAGTAGCCTGGAGAAAAGTCCATGCTGTTAGCTTACCTGCGGGCGTAACGAGACGCAGCCTCCGCCAGGTTCTGGCGAGCTGCTCCACGTTGCCGGATGATCGGTGGGACTCCTCTGCGTTCCATCACTATAGCTTGGTCAACCTTCTCGTGCCGAGCCTGCGCCGCCACCCCGTTCGCTACCCACAGAGCGATGGCCCCGTCCTGCTCCTGCGAGAAGGGAAAGGCGAGCAGGTCCTCGACTAGGGGACGCAGTTGCTCCTTGTCCAACTCGGTCAGGGAAGGGAAGGCAATGAGCCCATTCCCGAACAAGGACGCCAGGGCAGACACACCGTACTCCTCGTCCCACTTGGCTCCCGGCTTGTGCCCTCGGGCAAGAGTCTTGTGGTCAACGACGATGGTCCCTGCCTGGTTGGCCCTTGCCATAAAAGCCTCGTCGCCCATAAGGGTCGGACAGAAGTTTGTTTCGACAGCCGAGTACTGCACTCGATGATCCCGATACCGATCCCAAAACTGGTAGAAGAGACTGCTGCGAATCCCGGTAGCCCCAAGGCCCGAACGCACGAAGAGGTCCACCACCCGACGCACTCGGGTACTGGGGTCGAACGCCAGCAGCACCGTGAAAGCACGTCCGGTGGTAGCTGGGTCCGCTCCGAGGATCAGAATCTCGTGATCGAGCACGGTGCCGAGGGAGAAGTTGGCCCCCAGGGCGTACGCCTTCTCCATGTGGTCGGTGCGGAAGACGCTCTCAGTGTCCTCCAAGTCCTCTTGCTGCCACACGAGCTTCCATCGTGCGGGGTGGGTGGCGAACTCCGCTCTCACGTCCCGCAGCCCGGGACGGAAAACGCTCCCCATGATTGGGTCCTCTATCAGTTTCCCTTCGAGGTCCCAGTACTCGGGCCAGCTCGCTCGTTCCTCGTCGGTGAACTCGTCCAGGATGGCAGGGATCACGATCAGTCGGAAGGTCTTGAGGCCCTTCCATCGCTTTTTCCATACACCGTAGAGGTCGAAGGGAAGGAGCCGAGTGCCGTTGATGACCGTCTGCCCCCGATTGGCACGGGAACGGACCTCCCCAGTGAACCAGTTGTCGAGTTTGGTGCGCATGGTCTCGCTGATCTGGTTGTCGATCACGAGGGCATCGTCGAGGATCAGCAGGTCGATACGGGTCCCGTAGATGAGCTTGCCGATGCCGAGGGCTTGGATGGTCGGGTCTCGCTCTCCTGAACGACGGTGACGCACAAAGATACGATCCTGACGCCACATGCCCTCGCCCGTCTCAGACTTCCATCCGTTGAAGTCGTCAACTAGGTTCCCTTCTTTCCCTACAAACAGAGAACGGTCGGTTAGGTACCGCTTCACCCGTTCGAGGAGGGCCTCGGCCTGATCGCCGTTCTTCGAGACGAGGGCCACACGGATATCAGGGTTCTGAGCGATGCGGTAGCACACGTACCACAGAGAGACCATCGTGGACTTGCCGCTCTCAGGATGGCCGAGAATCTCCACGATCCGGCCGAAGGGGTCCGCCAGGGCCTCCGCAATTTGCTGTTGGTGCGCAGAGAGCCGAAAGCCGAAGTAGCGCCACACGAAGTCAGCGAACGTGACGTTGGACATGTCGGGGTACTCCCACGACACACCAGAGTTGCGAAGCTCCCGCACCTTCGAGGCCCACTCGGGGTCCTCTTGAGACCATTTCTCCCAGGAGGACTTGATCGAGTAGCCAATGCCCTCCGCCGCCTTGGCGTAGGGCCAGTTGTGCAGCACCAACTCAAAGAACGCCCGCTTGGCCCACGCTTTTGCGGCGCTGGTTCCCTTCTTGCTTGGGGGAGTGACGACGTAGACAGGATCGAGGCCAGCCCCGAGAGGAGGTTGCACGAAGAAACCGGGAGCACCGGACCTCCAGTACTCCTCCATTTCGTTCCACGCTCTAGTGGCGTCGATTACAGGCCGACCCATGCTGCTAGTCTAGAACGATGGCAGATCAACCTCGCATCATGGCGTTATTGGCCGACGCCTACTACTTCGATGGCGTCCGAGACGACTACCACGAACTCGACATCCTGGCAATTGTGAACGCCAAACTGCATGGATCGTTCTCGACACACGCCCGCTTCTCCGCCAACTTCCGCTTCTATGGGGAACTGGAAAACTTCGCCGCTGTCTGGACGGCTGTAGCTACGGTCTGGAACAACCGGCACAGCACTTACAAGGGGATCGAAGCAGATATCAAGGCGGCGATGGACTCAGCTCTGATCGCTGCTGGCTATCTCCTGTACTAGACCCTCTTCCTCTTCGGGAGTGCGAGGTACGCTGCGAACCACCTTTTCGGGTGAGCAATGAGCTTCACCTGCACCATCGAGAAGGCGTGCCAGTCACCGTCCCGCTCACAGAGAAACCAGAAGCCCTGAGGCTTCCCCTTCGGCGTGGGAGCGGGATCGTACCGTTGCACACGCCCCACAGGGGAGCGGTAGATCAGACCGTCGGTCTCAGCTCGCACGCCTGGGCCTGTCATCGAACAGGGCATACTGAGGATCGGCAGCGAAGAGCCCGAGAGTGTGAGCGTGCCAAGCGACGTGGGCGATGTGGGGAAGGCCCGACTCAGGGTCGAGGTCCTCGCCCGACCAGAAGGCGAACAAGTGACGCAACAGAGCGTCGAACGAGAGCGACCAGTCGTAGCCCCTACGGAAGTTGTAGTCGGCGTACTTGCCAACCCCGAAGGCGTAGACCCTGCCGAGGTCCTGGAGAGCCTCCCAGGGCATGGCATGGAGCTGCACGTCCTTCTGACCCTTCTCCCCGCCAGTCGAGCTAGTGATGCGCTCCTCCGGTGCGGGTTTGGTGATGGGAAAGTCCACGGTCTGGTACTCCTCATAGTGCTTTGAACACAAACGGTAGTCAGGCCGTTGTGAGGACAACCAGCAATTCACTACCTGGCAACTCTTGCTGCGGTCCATCACTTCACTCCCAAGATCGAAAGCACGTCTGACCATCCCTCGGCCCGATGGACCGTAGAGAAAGCCTCACGACTAAGGTTCCACGGACGGTTGAGGATAATGGCTCCAGGGAAGATCATCGACCACATGTTGACCGTCTCCGTCTTGTCGTCCACGAGCGCCTCGGCCTTGTAGTGCAGCTTGGTATCGTCCTCCCCACCAATGACAGCGAGGGAACGGTAGGGCATCCCGTTCGCTTCGAGCCAGTCGGCGGTGAGCTTCACGGCCTGTGCGTAGTCGAAGTTGTGAACGAGTCGGGTGGTCAGGATACGGATGTGCCACTCGTCGTCGGACAGGGCCCACAAAGCATCGAACGCTCCGGGGTACGGAGCCCCCTGACCCCATATCTCGCCCGAGTCCACACCGGAGCGGAAGATGCGCTTCCACACGGCGGGGGTGATGCCCCAGTCCTTCCAAGCATCCCACTGGTTCCACGGAGGTAGCTCTCGGTCGAGGAGCTTGCCTGCATAGGCTCGCATGGCGTCCTCGAAGTTGTAGACACAGCCGTCCATGTCGATGTTGATGATGCGTCGGAGCGCCTTCAAGAGGGCGGCTCCTCCACAGGCACTGCCTCGGGGAGGTACTTCGGCACAACGTGCAGGGTCTCGTTCTCAGGGTCGGGAAGCAGGTCCAGCCCGGCAAAGTCGGTCGGAGCTGTCCAATCCATCGGGATCGTGATGGGAAACTCAGAGTTGATGGCGATGAAGGTAAGCACGTAACCCATGCGGCCCACCTTCTCGTGCATCTCCTGGAGTTCCATCTGTTGGTGCTCCAGCGCCTTCAAGAGGGCGGCTGCCCGGGCACTCATGGCCTGTAACTGGGCGGTCGCCCCCAACTTGCTTTTCGTTTTGCTCATTCGATTTCCTTTCTCTCGGTACCTTCAACCACGTTCGTCGGGGGAATATTCCCGATCAGCTCCACAATGCCCTCCTCGGTCTCCCGGACCCGACCGGAGTCCTTGGCATTCTTCAGTATCTTGGTCCACGAGCCCTCTTTGATCTTGCGGCGCAGAGCCTCGGCCCGGAGGTCCGCTCGGGGGAGACTGCCACCCTGCTCGTTGAGTATCTGCACGAGCACGGCCTGTCCGGGGGCGGCGGCGGTGAGGGGGTCCGAGGCACTGGAGCGGAGGCGCAGGGCGACGGAAGTGCCCCGCTTGGTCGGGACGTTGTACTCCTGGAGCACGAACTTCATCAGCTCGGGCTTCGCCCCGTCCTTCACCTTCTCGGGCACGAGCACGGAGGCCAGCAACTCCCGGCCCACGACCTCGTTCAGGTCCTCGGGGTCGTAGAGCTTCCCCCACTGG